ACAGCAGCCAGAGGTCATAGAGCAGGACGGTGTGGTAGGCACGCTCCTTGCCCAACAGGCGCTCCATGAGACGATACAGCCATGCGTGTTCGCAGGGCCAGACATTTGCCGGGTTCACGGGTCGGCAACCCGAGGCCCGCAGCAGCAGGGCGCAGTCGTGGAACGCCTGCACGTTCCGCGCCTGCTCCTCGCTGTCGCTCGAAGTCATCGGTCCTGAGATATAGATACGTTGCTTCTTCATTGCTCACTCCTTTCCTTTTAGTTTGGCATCGAGCATGGCGCTGAGGGCTTCGTCGCCGCGCCCCATCTTGATCATCAGCTTTGCCACCATCGTATCGAAGCTGTCCGACTGCACCAGCAGCAGGGCTATCAGTGCGAGGTGTTTGATCTGCTGCGACTGGATGGCTGAGATTTCCATCACCTTGTCGAGCATTCCCTGCTCCGACCATCCGCGCTGGCGCAGTTCGGGCAGGTTGCGGGCGAACTTGTCGCTCGATGCTGTCATGTCGAGGACGTACTTCAGCAGTGCCGACTTGTCCTTCAGCAGGTTCAGAATATCTACTTGTTCGTTCATATTGCTTTTGCTTCTTGTATAAACTACTTCTGTGGTATCTGTCCGTTCTCGCGCATGGCGGTGAGCTTGTCGATAAGATGGCGGCGCAGTTCTGGCGTAGCGGTCTTGACATACTTGTCTGCTATCTCCTCGACCGTCTTGTTGCGGTCTTTCAGTTCCTCTGCCATGCGATCCATGAGTTCGGCAGCCTTATCCTGAACATACTCGAAGACATCCATGATTTTCGTCTCGGCGATGTTCGACTTCTCATAGTCAATCATCGTGCCCTGCATGACGGTGTTGATGTTCTGTACGGCATTGTCAAGCGATGTGGCTTCCACGAGATACACGACGGCGCTGCGCTTCTCCTTCTCGGTCTTCTCGTCGATGGTGATGAACGCGAGCTTAGCCTTGTACCAGCGGCTGTCGAGGTTGTTCTGCTGTTCCAGCGGACGGTGGAACACCTCTTCGGCTTTCTTCTTGTCGCCTTTCTGCAGGGAACGGTTCAACTCGTCCACCTCGTTGTGGAACATCTTTGCACCCTCCGACATAAAGAACACCTCCTTGTACTGTGCCTTCTTTACGTCGGTCACCTCAAACTCGCCGCTGATGTAGGCGGACATTTCCTCGATGATGCGCTTCTCGGCCTCGCTGAAACTGAGGGCATCCACGACATACTGTTCTGTCACTTTCTTCTGCAAGCCGTCTTCCATGACTTTCTCATAGCGGATCTTGCACTCAAACCATGTTGCTGTTCTTGATCTCATTGCTTTAATGTTTTAAATGTTAATACTGGGCTGCCGCCGGGAGACTCGCGTACTACGCTCGTACACTGAACGGCGGCAGCAAATTATTCACTCTTCATTCTTCATTCTTCATTTTCTCCACCGTCTCGCGGATGCGCTCCTCGGTCATGCTACGCAGTTTCATGCGGCGGGCCACGCGGGCAGACATGCTGGCGAAGTCGTCCTTGAACTCCTGCTGTTCCTGGTCGGTGGCCTGCGACATGTCGCGGCGGGCATACTTCTCCACCATGTCGCCGCATTCCATGCTGACGAACGGGGCAATGATGGCCATCTGCGGCTCGTTGAGCTCAATGTCGAGCATCTTCTGCATCAGTCCGACGTAGTCCATAGTCAGTGCCGTGGCGAACTGCATCTCGCGGTCGAGTCCGAGCGTCTGGATAGCCTTCAATCGCTTCTCCAACGAACGGTGGTAGTCGGCCTGCGTGGTGGGGTTGGCGGCGATCTTTCGCATCGTCTCAGCGTCTATCTTTTCGCTGATGTTCGCCAGCACGTCGGGCTGGCGGGCGATGACTGCCGACACGGCGGAGTTGCGCACCACGTCGGGGTTGTACATGCCGTTCTCCAGCAGCACGGCGTAGGCGTTGAGCTTTTCAACCAGCCGCTGCTGACGGCGGTTCAGGCTGTCGCCGCCACGCTCGTTCAGATACGTCCGCACCTGGCACACGCGGATGCCGTCCTGCTCCCACCATTTGCCGAAACCGTAGCCTCCGACAAAGCGCACCACCAGACTGCCGTCCTCGTCGGCCTGCATGGCGTGGGCATCGCGGGTGGTCACGAACTCGCGTATCAGTTCCTTCGAGCGGTACTTCTTGCCCGTGCGGTTAGACATCTGCAGGAAGAAGTGGTCGGTATAGATGACGATGCCGTAGGGCACCTGCCGCTTCTGCTTGCCACTGCGGCTGACCGTCGGCGGCGCGTAGAGCGGGAAGAAGGCGCCGCACGAAGCATAGGTCTCGTAGTAGACGAACGACACGTGGGTGGCCATGGCGTGGAGGGCCTGGGGAAAATACTCATGGTGGACGTAGGTCATCCATCGGTTGCCCACCTTCGAGATATACTCGCCGATGTCGCTCACGATGCTGCGCTGTTCTGCCAGCACCTGGCCGAGTAGCCGGTCCTCGTGCTTCTTATATTGCAGCGAGGAGCCTATCCGCTTGCGGTAGTGATACCACGCCACGGGCAGCTCTTCGCACATCGTAGCCAGCAGCTCGGCAGGCTGCGTTGAGAGATTGATCTTCGTTGGTTTCATTGTTGTTGATGTTTTAAGCCATCTTGCGACGGGAAATTAGATTAAAAATTATTTCAGTCTAAGATTATCATCTCACTCTCGCCGCGCCGTGTGACGTAGGCGAAGATGTCGCCGCGATATACCTGACGCTCGCGAATGACGCGGCCTTTCGACTTGGCATAGCCGATGCACCACTCCTTGTCGATAGTCCACGAGATGCCTGGGTCGATGTTGGGCAGGTCAACGATGTCGCCGGGTGTGATGTCGTGCGGCAGGTCGTCAATATACTGCATAGAGTAGGCCCGCCACACGGTCAGCGGGAACTGCATCGCATCGAGGGCCTGTGCGTCCTCGGGGGTCATAAACCAGGAGCGGCAGGGGCGTGTGGACTTCATCATCGTGCGGAAGATGTGAGCCGTCTCGGTGCTGCCGGCGGCTACCCATACGGTGCGCATCACCTCCCAGTAGCGGGGATTTGTCAGCAGCTTGGCCTTGCGCCAGAAGATGTCAAGCACACGCTCTGCTGCCCGTGGGCCGCCCTCGTCGTAGACGCGGACGATTTGCTGGATGATCCGTGCGTCGCGGTCGAGCTGCTTCTGCGTGAAGCCCGTCGGTATGCGGCGCGTGAAGTCGGTGCGCTGGTTCTGGGCCAGCGCATGCGGGTCGTAGGTGGGTACGGTGTATTTGGGCAGTTCTATCATATCGCTCCGTTGATTACGTCCTTATACTCTGTTTCAATATACTCCTTCAGCCCATAGAATGTGCGACGCTCCATGAGCGAAGATGAGACAATCATGCGGCGCAGCGACTCGATGTCCTGGCCGGTGACGATGATCTGCAGTTCGTCGTCCTGCGTTTTTCCAAAATGTACCATAATGCTATTTGTTTTGAGGGTTAAACATACTCCAGTCCTTGCCGACGGCATTGGGGTAGTCGTCGAAGATTTTGTGCAGCTCGCCGTCGCTGAACAGGCGGTGCTTGCCGGTGCCGCCGATGAAGTCGCGGAACGACTGCTTCCAGTACACCGTGGCGCGGTCTCGCGTCTGCTGCATCACGTCCTGCACGAAAGCGAGACAGCGGGCAGGGTCGTAGGGATCGAAGGTCCTGCCGCCCAGCGTGAAGCCCCGGCGGCACACCTTCGTGCGCTCGGTCATCAGCCCAATCTTGAAGTGCTCGCAGCCCGCGTCAAGCGCCTGCTGTATCATGCGGAAGCTGGCGTCGAAGTCAATAACCGGCTCGATGGAGGCCCAGACGTGGAATTTGTCGCCACCGATAAAGTCCTTGATAGCCGCCATATTCTTTACGCGCTTAGCGTTAGAAGGGGCGTTAGGTTCCAGCTCGTCGTGACCCGTCAGGGTAAAGCCGATAGCAAGGCTGCTTAGATTATCACAGTTATATCTCGCCGTACTTTCGCCACCATTGATAAAAAAGGTGTGAATTTCTATTCTCAGTTCATTTATCCACGAATATACATCCGCATAATTCTTAGTGAGCAAGGTGACAGGAATACCGTGGTCGCGGATGCAGTCTGCAAGTATATGCGTGAATAGTTTATTGGTCTCCGGCAAACAGGGGTCTGACGTGAAAGTCATAAACAGTCCTCCGTCGCGGATAATCTGCTCTCGGTTCTCCAGTATCTCAGCCATTGCCAGGTGGTAGGCGTGGTATTCACTGACGATGTTTTTCTTCAGTACGGCTTTCGGCTGTCCGAGGTATTTGCCCGACGGGCCTTTCCGCAGATAGCAATACTCGCACTGGTTCGAGCACCCGACATACGGGTTCACCGCCCATCTGCCATACTCTTCGGCATTCTTCTTTGGTCTTGATAAGATTTTCATACGCTTAATTTTTTTTGTTTAGCAGTTCTGGATTGTCGTAAATGTTGCCGATGACTTCAGTAGCTTTCATTACTTTTGACAGACTGGAAATATTGAATCCCGCTTCCTTATACTCAACAGGTATAATGTGGACATTATCAATCCATTCATTACCTACTCTCTTCAATCCATCTATATCACGAAGGATATCTCCATCATAAATCTCCCGACTGTTTTTGTCTTTCTGTTCTGTGTACTGTCCGACGGTTTCCGGCTTCACGGGGAATAAATCTACCCATAAGGTAAAAGCGAGGTGATACTCAGGCTCTATTGAATTGTCTTCGTGGGTGTTGTCCGTGGTCAGAATCATACATCCAACTCCTGTCGGCAATGGCAGCTGGTAGAGAAAGCCATATACCCATTCTCCGTTATCAATTCTTTGCCCTCTGAATTTAATTGTCCTCATAATGTTTGTTTTATTGGTTCATACTCTTAATCTTCCTGCACAGGGCTTCGCAGAGCACGCGGCTCATGTTCACCTCCACGGCATTGCCGATGTATTTCTTCTGTTCGGCCTGCGTGCCGATGAGCACGTAGTCGGTGGGGAAGCCCATGATGCGCTTCAGCTCGCCGATGTTGAGCATACGCATACAGATGTCAACGATACCGTAGGCGGCCATGAACTCCTTCACCTTGCGCGTCCAGGGGCTGTCGCTCTCATAGATGGCGATGCCCACCGCGCCCTCCTTGGTGGTAATCAGGTAAGGAGGCATCTTGTCCATCCGCGCTATCAGCGTGAAGCAAGGGTTGTCAATGCTGCCGCCGTCGCTCTGATACTGAGGGTTCATCAGGTATTGCGCCGACACAATCTTCTGCTTGGGCGTAGTGAGCACGGCGGGGCTTGGCTGTTCAATGCTGGAAAGCTGACCGCCGCCGCTGTACTCGTTGGCTATGAACTTCGTACTCACCAGCGAAATCCGGTCCTTGGTGGTAACGGTGGGCGCAGGACTGTCAATCGAAGAGTTGAACCCGTTACCGTAGTATGCCGTCACGAAGGCATGGTGGTCCTTGGTGGTCACGGTGCCAGCGGGCTGCTCGATGTCGATGTTCTTGCTGTCGGGGTCGCCGCTGAACTGCTTCGAGAGGAACTGGCACTTCACCAGTCCGAGTCTGTTCTGGCAGGCCACCGTGGGGCACGGCTCGTCGATGGACGGTGCATTGTGATGGCTCTGCTGGTTCATCGAGTTATACTTCAATATCCACGCCTCGTGCTGCTTCTTGCCTCCCGCCACGAACTTCACCAGTCCGGCATAGATGCGCTCCAGCGTTTTCTCGCAGAGCGGCTTGCGGCGCACAAAGATGCTCTCGCCGTCGTCGTCGAGGTCGAGCACGTCGCGCACGGCCCGCCACCGCTTGTACTGGTGGAACATGCCTCCCTCGTCACCGTTCTTGGCATACGTCTGATGTGGGAAGGCTATCGGCAGACCCTTCTTTGCAAACAGTCCGAAGAAGCGCTTACGGCTTGTATAGGCCCCGAAGTCCGCAGCGTTCAGCACGTGCCAGTCGAAGTCGTAGCCGTAGGCCTGCACCTGTCGCACCCACCGTAGGTAGTCGCTGCCTTGGTCGCGGCTGACGGGCTTGCCGTTCTCGTCGAGTGCACCCCAACACATAAACTCCTCCACGTTCTCAATCTGTATATAGTCGGGCTCCAGCGCCTCGATGTAGCGGAACAGGTGATCGGCCAGCGTCCGGCTGTCGGCATCGCGTGGCTGTCCGCCCTTCGCCTTGCTGAAGTTGGTGCATTCAAGCGAAGCCCACAGCACCACCTTTGCCTTGGGGTACTGCCGGCGCTTCTTCTCCAGATGCTTCACCATTGGCGACAGTTCCAGCGTGCGGATGTCCTCGGTGAAGTGGAGCGTATGCGGGTGGTTGGCCTTGTGTGATCTGATGGCATTCGCGTCGTGATTGACGCACGCCACCACCTCGGCGCACTTCCTCCCGTCCAGCCGCGCATACTCCACGCCGCTCGACGTGCCGCCTGCCCCGCAGAACAGGTCGATGTATAATGCAGTTATTTGTTTCATGCTTCTTTTCGATTTATTCTTTTAGCCATATTCCTTGTATGTTCCCAATCGTCAGACTCCTTCATGGCTTCCACAAGCTGATAGGTGTTGATGCGTTCGGCAGGAGAATATCGGCGAGACTTCTCTGCCCATACATTGCACTTTGACCTGTCGTTCCATCCCACCACCTCCAGCGTGTAGAGGTAGTCGCCTGTACGTTCTGTCCTTGTCTTGCCTAACGGCAGCATCTTTTCGTTCAGTGCCATTGTCAGACCTCCTTCTCTATCACCGTCACGCAGTCCAGTTCCTTATCCCTTATCTGTGGCATAAGCAGGATTTCCACGTCCATATCCTCTGGTTTGAAGAGCATGGGTTGGGCATCGGCATTGACCAGTCGGATGGTGTCGATGCCGAGCCACGACATAGCGGCCAGCAGCGTCTTCACTGAGTGATAGCCGAGAGCCTTGCCGCAGACGATGAACTGATACTTGATGACGGTATAGTCATCGACGGTACCCGAGCCGTCGCACACGGGGCATGTTTCCTCCATCGTATGTGTCTGGTAGTGGCGGTCGCGGTACTCCCACGTCACATCGCCGCTGCCCTTACACTCCGGGCACTGGCGATTCCGCTCTTCGGGGGCCCGCTCCAATGCCCGCTCTATCTGCCGTCTCGTTACGGCGATATCGGTTGTCGCCTCTGGCACCACGTTGGCGACACATGGAGGTGTCAGTCCACCGGGCTTCTCTTCGTACCTCCCCTCGCACAGGCTGCTGTCGATGCGTATCAGTACGTGGCCGTCGGAGGCGCACACCTTACCATCCTGCAGGAATGGCTGGCGCAGCACCTCGCGGCAGTTGTCGCTGTCATAGAACAGCATAAGCAGTTCTCTTTCGTTCTTCATCTTGTGTAGCTTTAAATTGTTTGTTATTCTTCATTTTTTATTTCCTCCTCCGCCTCTATCTGCCGGATGCGCTCCTCGCAGATATGAATAATCTTCTCGTAGTCCAGTCGGCGGGGGTCGGTCTGCTTGTGGCGCAGCACGCGCTTGATGATGTCGCCGTCCCAGTAGTTCAGGCGGTACTCCAGGATGATGCTCCACGGCTGGATGATGCGCTGCGAGTAGTCGCTCTCGCCGACGTTGTGCGAGCGCACCGATGTGTCGAGGATGCCCAGGCGGCGCAGTTGGCGGTAGAGGGTGGCGGGGATGGGCATATCGTGCTGATGCACGAGATGGTGTGGGTCTGCGTCGTCGAGGTCAGCCTGTGCCGGTTCCTCTTCCATCGCCTTCTGTAGTTTTTCCAGCCAGTCGATTTTTTCGCGGCACGACTCTTTCATGTCCGATACTATCTCCTGGTGTCCGTACTGGTCGTTGCGCAGTTCGTCAAGCTCCTCCTCGAAATGCCTGACCAGGCACGCAACCATTTCCTTGTCTTCTTTGGTAAATGTCATATCGCTCTTATAAATAATTAAATGTTTTACTCGTTATCTATCTCCCGGAAGCGGTCGCGGTTCTTGTGGTACACCACGAGCCAACCGATGTTATCGAGTCCGCAGGTCAGTCCAAACACGAACATGGCCACCTGCAGCGATGGCATGCAGACGAGGGCGCAGACGTAGCCCACGATGCAGTAGATGCCGCACACCACGTCGTTGTTGTTGTCGTACACCTCGCGCTCCTTCTCGTTCCACAGCTTGGGGCGGAAGGTCATCAGACACTTTCCGATGAACTCCGACACCAACGTGCCGTAGAGCAGGCAGGCGATAGCGAGTACCCACACGTTGTAGTCCACGAAGCATAACCACATGCCGACGAGGAAGCCTGCAGCAGACTCGATGATGCAGAGCACCGTGAACCACCGGATGGCCCAGCGGCGCAGCCGGCCTTTCCATATCATGCCTATCACGAGACCCATAACGCTGTAGGTGAGCGACTGGAAGGCCAGCCACTCGGCGGGCAGCTCCGAAATCCACGCCTTGGTGATGGCGGGCTCAACATAAGTGTAGAGCAACCCCGTCAGGAACAGCGTCGTTAGCGTCCACCGCTGGTTGTGGTCGGGGTGGATGTTGAAGAAGTCGAGTGTCTTGCGCAGTAGTTTCATACGGTGTCAGTCTTCCTTGCGTTTCGGTTCATACTCGTCAGTGCAGCGTATCATCAGCCCATAATGTTCGGCCAGAAACTGCATACCTTTCGGACTGACGTAGTAGCGATAATCGTGCTCGCTGCGGCGACTTGTGGCATAGCCGGAGAGTTCCAGCTCATCCCACTCCTTCACAGGCTCGTCGTAGTAGGAGCCGTTGCGGTAGGCTTCATAAGCGCCGTCCTTCGGCTGCTTATTGTCGAGCCCGATGGCATGTGCCATCTTGACGATGTGCTTCTCTGTCGGCACAAAATCCCTCACCTTGAATGTTATCCACAGCTGATTGCGGTTCACGTGGATGCTGTATTCGTCGGCACCGAACCGCTTTCGCCACTGGTCCAGCAGGCTTTCGGGATAGTCGTACTTCGTGGCTACCTGCATGATTATGCCAAAGCCAATCGTCTCGCCCGTATTCTTGTTCACCATCGGCGAGAACTCGAAGTTCTTGATAAAGCCGTCGGTATATTCCTCCATCAAGGCCTTGATAATCTCGGAGGCATGTTTCGGGGTTTTCTGTTCGTTGATGGTCATCGGTCAGTCCTCCTTATCTGCAATCCCAATAGTCGAACAGTTTCTCCAGCTTGTCTCTGGCCGAGATAAAGGCTGCGGAATGACCTCTGTCGTAGTGGCTACCTTCGCTGCTGGCGTTGTCAGCCTTCGCCTGCTCCTGGAAGCGTTCGGTCTCCTCTACGAGCCACTGGCGGAACTGCATGAGTTTATCAATCTCAGGATACTCAACCTTGGCGTTCAGCAGGAACCCGTCGGTAAATTGGTTGAAACTTGTGATGTCGGCCATCGTGTACGACTTAGCATCGTCGCCGAAATTCACGCGGACGCTGACGGGCAGCGTCGGCTTCGCATTCATGTTGGTCACTATCGACCGTAAATCTTGTACGTTCATATCGCTCTTTTGCTTTATCCTGCTTTCGCAGGGAAATGATTAAAAAAATTGGGGTAAAATTCATTCAGCCTTCGGCAGCTTGTGTTTGAGTGCCTTCCAGTCGGGCTTCTCAGGGGTCTTGGCCTTGAAGTTGTAGATGGGCTTGATGACATCGACCACATCCACCGTGTCGGCTATCTGGCTGACGATTTCCTGCA